ATTTTACTACTAACATTTACTATAAGAATGAATATTCTGCTATTGGGAATGCTCCAGCAGCAGCATCATATCCTGGATATTTCTTTACTGTAGATGGCGATGATAAACCATATGTAAATATTAATATCACTGCAGGTGGTGTTGGTGATACTAGAGCAGCATTACTTACGCAATATTCTAGTATTGACGATTTAGTTGATGTTGATATTACGACCAATGCACCAACTAATAATCAAGTTCTGAAGTGGAACTCTACTGATAGTAAATTCGTTCCTGCAGATGATTCGGCAGGTATTGGGTCTATTAATTTATTTGCAACAGTTGCTGGCGATACAGGTAGTACAACAGCAGACAGTCAAACTGACACATTAACTATTGCTGGTGGAACTAATATCACTACGGCAGTTTCTGGTGATACACTAACCATTAATTTTGATGGTACATTAACAACAACTTTAGCTGCTCTCACGGATACCGATGTTACTGGTATTACTCAGGGCGATTCTTTATATTGGAATGGAACTGATTGGGTTGTAACTCGCACTCCTATGACTTGGTGGGAAATCAATTCAAATGGTGCTTCAGATTATACTTTTAGTGGTCCTGGATTTCCAACAACTCAAAATGATCCTACAATTTATGTGCATAGAGGATTTACTTATGCATTTGATAACTCGGTACAAGGTGGTGCTCATCCATTCAGAATTCAGAGCACTCAAGGTCTGAGCGGCACTCCATATACCACAGGTCAATCTGGTAGCGGTTCTAGTGTATTGTACTGGACAGTGCCTATGGACGCACCAGCTACGTTGTATTATCAATGTACAATTCACGCTGCTATGAATGGAACAATTAACGTCGTAAACTGAGATAAATGGCAAGAACTGTCCCTGGAACTGGCGCTGTCATCGAACCTATTTTCGATGATGTATTTGGCGTTAAAGCGGTAAAAGTTGTTAACGGTGGGTCTGGGTATGATGTTGCAGATCCTCCTAGATTAGTAATTACTGGGTGTGGTATTCCCACTGCAGAAGCATTACTATATCCGATTATAGATTCGGATTCTGGAAAAATCATTCATGTCAGAGTTTTAGATAGGGGTAGAGGATACGACCCATTAAGACTTCAAATTACTCCAGAACAAGAAACACCTGATGTTGTAACTTCATTTGATTTCAATAGAATTTGGCAATCACATCCAAACTCTTTGACTAGGGGAACATTTGCATTAGATTCTAATAATACTATTACGGACAGATTACGAATTGAGTCTGATAATCATCCTAAACCAACTCCATTTCAAACTGAGAGAATTCCTGGTGGTGGTCCTCTTATTGATAGAAACTTCGACCAGACTTTTATTCTTCGAGCAGGAAAGGATGTACCTTTTGGGATTGGTAGAGTAGAACAAAAAGATAAAGTAACTGGTATTTTAGCGAATGGCGGATTACTTCACACTCCAGACTGGGATACTGATGGTGGCACTCTCCCAGGATTTAGTATTGATACTGTAAAATATCCTTATGTAAAAAGTGCGAATGAATATGATGCTATAACTGAAGGGAATGTTTATTACTATCATAGTAGTAAAACATTAGAAGAATTTTCCTTAGATAATGGAGTTTTTGATTGGGGGAATATACAGCAATTTACTTGGAATGTTAAAGTTGAGCATGATAATGTCATGTTACAAGTTGCAGACCTTGACGAAACTCTTGGTAGTGTTGAAGTTGGTAGACAGTGTGAAGAGATTGGTGGTGAAGCTCAAGGTTCGATTGCAAAAATTATAAGAAATGGGCAGGGTAATATCACTCATGTTTATCTGAGAGCAGTTGGAACTGAAAATGCCTTTGCTGAAGATGATTTAGTTTTAGGTTCTAATGGATTTCAGTTTAGAGTTGATGCTGCCCCAACAGTATTCACAAATGGAATCTTTTATATTGATTTTGGAGCTGATGCTGAAGAATTTGGTCCTTTTGTCCCAGGTCAATTTTATCTCGCTCCAGAAAATATTCAGGTACAACGAAATTATTTGATTCGTTGGAATCAAAGTGATGCTTCTAATCAACCATCAGTAGATCATCCTCTTGGACATCCAATGCAGTTCAGTACGACTCGGGATGGTCTCTTGAATGGAGGAACTTTATACTATAATAGTACAGGTGTATCTGCTGCTCCTGCAGCAGATTATGAAAATGAATATCAATCAATATTCATAATGAATGCGGATGAAACCGCTCAAATTTACTATTACTGTAAGAACCATAGATACATGTCTGGATATACAGGACATGAGGGTTATATGACTCTTAGTTCTGTAGTTGAAGAGGAAGAGGTAACGAATGATTATTATGTTGGAGAGTTTTTTAAAGGACAAACAACAATTAATCCAGATGATTTGATTAGTCAGTATTCTGGAGAACTCTTACGTACCACTCTCGAAGATACTGGAACTGGTACTGGCACAAATGGTGGATTTAATATTGGCAGGCATTTTAGATATGCTACTGGTAGTGGAAATAGACACGTTGCGTTTAGACTAGACTTAAGAAACGTATTTACTCTGGACTTAGAAGTTATCCGAGGAAATGAAACTAATGGCGGTGAACTCCCTGATATTGGTGAAGATTTAAGAATTTTCTTCTCAGGAACTGTATATGGTTCTAGTGTTGTTGCTGCTTATAACGATACTAGTTTTGATACTATTAAAACAGTAACAGTAGGTATTCCACCCGACTCTAGAAAAGAAAACCAGTTAGTCTATGTTTATATGCTTGGTGCCGATGGTTCTTCCTTTGACCATTGGGGACTTAGAGCAGTAACTTATGGTGGTGGTGATGATGATTTTGCAAGACATCCAAATGGACACTCTAAAATTATCGGCATGTCCTTTGATGGATATCCGATTTATGGACCTTTTGGATATGACTCTACTGGTTCTGTAGCAAGAGAAGTATCTTCTTACAGATTAAAAACTGATGCTGAAATGCCAGGTGCCAGACCTCTGGTTAGTACAACAGGCACAGTAACATACAATATAACTGTTAATGGCGGTTCTTTCTTGTTCGATGGGAGTACAGTACCATTTGTCTCTCTTGATAGAGGAAAAACTTATATCTTCAATCAAGACGATTCGAGCAATAATGATCAATTCTTATTGATTTCTGAGACAGATGATGGTTGGCATGGAACAGTACCCATTACGATTGGAGATACTAATCAGTTATATGCTGGTCAAGGTATTTCTTATTATATTGATGGTTCTGCAGTAACTTATGCTACTTATATTTCTCAATTCAATGCTGCATCTCAAAGAGAGATTAGATTTGAAGTTCCCGTTGATGCTCCTAGACTTCTTTACCTATTTGCATATAGTAATGCTGGATATAGTATTAGAAGTGTTCAAGACAAATATCTTCGTGGAGATTTAGTAGAAGATTACATTTATGAAGAAGGTCTTGGCACTTTGGATGAATATAACGGCAAATTTGCTGTTACTCCAGAATATCCAAATGGAACTTATGCATACTTTATGACCGAGGATTCCTCAGGTAATCCTGTATATCCATATGCGATTGGTCCAAAATTCTATGGTACTCCGTTATTTGAAGGTGATGCTGTCCCACAGCAACAGACTATTCTCCCGATTGGTGCAAAAGGTAATGTTGTACTCAATGATAATGGGCAGGTTTCTTACATTAAGATGTCTGCAAGCGGAGATAACTATTTTGGTGCTGCAAATGCAAGAATTCTTGGTGGACAGGGAACTGGAGCAACAGGTTCTCCTATAGTTCAAACTATTACAGGTCTTACTCTTACTAGTGCTGGTAGACAATATGCTACTCCACCTACAGTTATTTTTGAAGGTGGTGGTGGACAGGGTGCTCAAGGCAGAGCAGATATTGATACTTTAGGTAAAGTTACTTCAATTAGTGTTGCTAACTCTGGAGAATTTTATCAAGAACCTCCATATGTTTTAATTACTGGTGGTGGTGGTCTGGGTGCTGAAGCTGTTGCTAGGATTGATCAAGGTGCTGTTGTTGGCATCGATGTTACTAATCCTGGCGAAGGATATACAAGTCAACCAAATGTCATTTTTACTAAACTTGTCAACTTAAAACGTAAAACAAGAGCAAGACAGGCATTTAATTCATCGGAAATTTATTTAACAGGTCTTGTAAAAGACGTTGCTGCGGCAGATACTGAAATTTTTGTAGATTCTACTACAGCATACCCTGGTTCTGGTGATATTATTCTTGGAACCGAAACTATTTCGTATACATCAAAAACTGATACTAAGTTTTCTGGATTGACTAGAGGTGTAAACTTCAACTACGACCAAAGAGTTATTCTCGATTCTGGTCAAGACGTTAATGGAGTATCAACCTATCAATTTAATGTTGGTGACAGAGTTATCCGTAGAGTTGAGAATGCAGGAAATAAAGTTGCTAAAGTTTATGATTGGAATCCTTCTACTAAAGAACTTTTAGTTACTTTTGAAGTTGATGAATTGGCATTTATTGATGGTGGTATTCCCTCCACCGAAGATGCTATTGTTCAGTTTGATGCTGGTGTAGCATCTAGTGCCCCTGGAGGATTTTTACCACATGTTGTTGTAAATTCTGTTGGGGATAATATTTTCCTTCTTACAAATCCCCCATCTCTTTTGACAGATAGAACCTTTGAGGATGATGATGAACTGGATGGTGCTGGTGATGGTATTCCAGACTTGGTGAATACTGGGACTGATTATGAGAGTCAAATTAGTCTTGATGGTGGTATCTATAGTTCTCTATATGGTATTGAAGAAACTGTTGGTGGACAAAATACAACACTATTCCAAGTTGGCGATAGTGTTAAGGATGGTAGTATTCCATTCAAGTATGCAAATATTAGTGCTGCTGGTGCATTGAGTGATGGCATTGAGCATAATGCTGTCGTTTACTTGTATCTTGATTCAGACTTTAGTAACGGTCAAAACTATAGTGTTAA